GTCAGACAAAAAATGTCTGCGGAGTAAGAGTAACTTGTAAAAGTTAACCTAATGTCATGTTAAAGCAGAAATGCTCCACCATGGCGTTGGGAGAGTTTGACAAAAGCTTCCACTTGTTTAAGTGGCATAGGTTTTGCAACTCCCTTCTCTATAACTATAGTATAGTCATTGAACTGTTCGATAGAATAAGCCATTCAGCTTATTTTCTCTTTAAGTTCACGACCATAGCCTGGAATATCATATTCAAATGATTCCAGTCTAGTATCTTTCAGCCCAACTTTAGTACTTGATAATAATTTACCTCCAAATGTTTGAGTGGAATGAAAATTCCGATCTCACATAAAGAGTTCATTAATATCAAGAAAATTTACTAATTTTGATAATTCAAATAAAGTAAGATTGTTAATCTTACCTGAATTGTAATCATTAGTAAATTGCTCAAGTTCTTTCACTCAATTGTTAATTGCGTGAAAGAGTGGGAATAAAATTAATTTATTTGGCTCATTAAAAGATAAAGCTCAATATTGAGTAAATCTTCTTTTGAGTTTAGATAAATTATTTAAACCCTCTTGAATTGAAGGATATATACTAACTCCTAATACTCTAAAAAATTCTTTTTTTAGAACTGTATTATCTTCAGGTATGAAATATCAATCTTGATTAACTAAAACCTTACACATATACATACGTATCTGTGTAGGAGTAGCTAAATCAAGAGATATTCTCATACTTAAATCCAACATTAGTAATTTAGCTCTTAAATAAGATTTGCTAAAGGAAACCTGTTTAACAAGTTTACCTTTAACAAAATATTTAAAAGTTAAGTTATTATATAACCTAATAACTAAATTAATAATATTGAATCTGGATAAGTACATATTTCCCTTAATAATATAATAATCAAATAGTATAGTAAATACTATAAAAGGATTATCAATATTATTTGCTATACCTTTTAAAGGTATAGGAGAAATTTCTAAAAAACCATTAGTAGGTGTGTATCTAATCCATCTTTTAGCAAATTCATATGTATCTTTCGATACGTGTGTTTTGTGAGGAGATATAGATACACCCAATTTTGTCATAAATTTTATATAACTTCTAGCGACTTTATTGTCTTTAATAACAATATCGTCACCTAAAATTATATAATTTGTAAAAGGAAATTTATTTTCCTTTTTAGCACAAAATTGTACTACCAAATGATGAGCTAGGGTAAAAGCTGCTCAACTAGAATAACAACCCATAGGTTGACCAACTACATACTTGTAGTCAGTACCTTTATAGGTAAAAATTCTAGCTGTAAGCAACTTTGCCCAACTTTCTGAATATTTTCAAGAGTAAATTACATTATTTGTTGATTTAAACAATAAATAATTAAGTAATTTCTTTTGGAGATGTACAGGGAACCTATCAGTTGCACTAGAAAGATCTAAACTATAGAAAGGATCAGATCCTTCTCATTTATGAAAAGGATCCTGAGTAAAAGTTCTATCACATGGCATTTTACGAAGTAAATTCATAAAATTAACATGTATAGGCTTTAAAGTAAACTGAGTAAAATAGTCAGAAATGGCTATTACTCTCATTTTACACTCAGGATCTTTAATAATACTTAGTCTACCTGTGGATTTGTGGTCAAAAACATTTTCTTGACCAGAACCATTTGGTATACTAATATTATTATGATTCACAAATGAAATAAGAGGTCCAATATATTTGTTAAAGAAATCTTTACCAACTAAGAATGATATAGCTTCCATGGTAATGCTACCCAAGTATTTAACTGTTTCAGTTATACTTAGAATAGTAGGACCATGTGGGCCCATTTTTAGAGAAATAAAGAAATCCTTAACAGAATATTTTGGTATTTTCCAATCTAAATTAAACTCATTGATAAATTCATTAACAAACGATCCAGGAACAGTTTTAAAACTTTTCTTTGGACCATCCGTTATAGAACTAAAATCAATGGGTATAACTTCATTTCTTTTTGAAGTTATTGTTCTTGAAATATTCATTAAAGTAAGACAGAATATTATTTTTTCTGTTGACTTACTGTCAATGTACTCTTTCAAAAACAAAAATTTAGTAGGAAAACCACCTTTGGAGGAGACAAAAGATGAGTTAACCAGTAAAGGTCTACCACACATGTATCTTGTTATTAACAATCTACATGTTTTGATATACTTTACTGTAAATAATGTTCCATTCTTTTTTAAAAGAGTGAATATTATTTTAAATACTCTTCTAATGATTTTAACATCACAATTAGGATAACTTAAATAAGTTATTCTTACTATTATGGTATATAATAAATTATGTATCATGATTAGTATTAAAATTGTGTTGTTAACTTTCTAACATAGTATAGATTGCTCATTCTATGAGACGGAACTAATAATAAATTATTAGTTTAAACTCTCAAAACTCTGTTAAGAGGGGACCGTCCATATTATGCTAGATCATTAAGCACCTAAGTATTAGTACTTAGGAATTAATGAACTACTGATAGAAATCAATAGCTAAGTTATATCTAAATCAATAAATATAACTGTCATTAACACTAAGGTTAATGAAGATTTATCATCTTATATTATAAGAGAAATAAACCCAACCAGAGAATAATATATATTATACACATAATATATAATATTATTATTTTAGTAATGCACATTCTTTAGTTAGAGTGTGAGGCCTCTGGG